CATTGCGAGATAGGTATTTTTATCTTTTAATGGAGTGCGAGGAGATACTGTATGATCTTCCCATCCATCTCTTTTTTGATCTAAAATATCTTGTTGATTGACTAAATAGTCCTCTACGTCACTAAACATACGAGTTTCGGAATATTTATGTATGTCAAAGTTAGCACTATCAGGATTGTATTCATTGTTTTCCCAACGTGCATTTATGGATTTCTCCACTTTCTTAGAATTTACATCAAATTCATCCATTGCTTGTTTAAACTCATCACTATTCATTTTAGCAGTTGAAAGTCCAGAACCACCACCGTGTAGATTAAGTACACCTTTGTGAGATGTTTTTTTGAAATTTGTTATAAATGCTGCTTTAAACACATAGTTAGGAACATCTTGCAAGGCTGCCCATGCTGTATCTAAATGCGTTTTGTCATCAGGATTAACATCATACTCATCCATAGTATCTTCAAACACACTTATTGCTGTACGATAAGAACGTAAATCTCTACCTTGTACTCTTATTTGATCACCTATTTCATCGTATTCAGCTTGAGTAAAACCATATTGCCTTCCATCTTGTATCCAATCAGACTGGGCCTCAACGATTTTATAAACGTCTGAGTCTGCGTTTGTACCATCCCTCTTTTTAACTGAATTAGCTGGAACTATTATTTTGCGATAACTTGTTAATGTGTTCGGTACTTTAGCATAATGCCCTTGATCGTATTCATAACCTTCTCCTCCAATAACCGATCCTTGATAATATTTACTTTTTTTGGTTGTGTTAGGTACAAGACTAATTAATTCTTCTGAATAAGTGTCCACAAATTTTGCATCTTTACTGCTTAAATAATTATGATAAAGTGATTCTTCGGTTACTTCATTCTTATCTACGGCTCTGACATAATCTCGGTTTTGTGCATCTTGGTTTAATATAGCCTGCGCCCTGGGTAAATCTACAGAATCAGCAATTATGTTCATACTAGGATCGTAAACAAACCAACCGTTAGTGTCATTTCCAGCAACTGTATATTTAATATCATTTCCATCTTCGTCTTGCTTAACTACTATGCTTTGTTCAAAGGTTGGATCGTATAAATACTCTTCTTCTGCTACTGTTGACAAAGCATCGTCAAAATCCAGGGCCTCATCCATAGTCGCAAATGCTCCACCCATAGAGAGTCCTCTATCAATAGCTTTACTTTGTGGTTTTGTCTCATGTAATGCTTTAGATAAAATTTGATCCCATTGTTCTACACCTGTATTGTTTAGTTCTTGTAGTGCTGTTAAGGATGTCTTGTTCTCTTCAAGCATTTGAGTAATAGCTGGTTGGTTTTCTGTGTTGGGTTTTTCTAACGCATCTATTGATTGGTTGTTTATATATGCCTCTAAACCATGTGTCAATGGATATTTTTCAGGTTTAGCTTTATGCATTTCAAACAAAACTCTTGCCATTTTATTATCTTCGCTTATTGCAAAACCTTGTGCAGCTGAAGTTGAGTAAGCATCCTCGGTAATAAAGTTGAATGGGTAATGCGATCTAAAGTTTTCCCTGCCTTTGAGTTTTAGCTGGTCTAACGCATCTTCTGCATTTACTTCATAAGAACCTATAATGTCTGCTCTCATGTTATCGTGTATTTCTTCAATTGCATCAGGGTTTTCTGCTACCCTTAATGTGCCATTTAGAGTTGCAATATCACCATACTCATAAGGATCACCTGGGTTGCGATGTTGCTGAAACTCGTGACCGTAAGGATTATTAACCACTATAGCATTGACAGAGGTATGATTTGGTGACAACAATGATGTAGATAAGAGTTGAGTTTGGTTTTGATCTATATGATCTAACAAACCTTGTTTTGTAACTTTAGCGCCCTCAAAGTCATCAATATATCTATCTATTTTTAAATCTTTAATTTCAGAGTTGAGTATTCCTCTGTTTTGTAAATAAGGTATTACTTCTTTAACACCCATTGAGCCTTGTGACATATTTAGGACTGTTTGTTCAGCTTTAGAGTATGTTCCAGCAGCATCAACAAATGGTTTAGGCTTCACTCTTTCTAATTTTGTAGGATCAAATATTCTGTAAGTTATTTCATCTTTATCAACTAATTTTAATCCATCGTAACCCATATCCATTAACTCTTGAGTGCTATGTTTATCGTACAAATCCCAATCAGCAAGCTTCAATTTACCTTCATCAATTTTTCTTTCAACAATATATTTAGCTGATCCGACACCATCATATTGTCCAGACTCAAGTTTTTCTCTATTACTTGTAAACCAAACAGTTCCATCGGCAGTTTTATCTAAATCAAACTCATCAAATTTTATATTTGTTCCATGATAAATTGTTTTAGGCTTTATTTCATCTATTATTGGCGAATAACCCCATTCCATAATAGAGTCACCATTAGTAAATATGTCTTTTGCTTTTACTGTTTTAGAAAGAACCTTACCTGGTTCATTACCTCTATTACCATAACCAGTAGCTGCGTGATCGTCTGCATATGATTTTACGGTTGTTACCCAATCACCATTATTTATATCGGTAATGTTACTTTCATTTGGTACAGCACGATAAATAGTGACATCCATATCAGGATTGCCTTTCATAGAGTTAATAATATTTATTGCTTCTGTGTCGTTAGCATCTCCAGTTTTATAGTATTGCAAAGCCTTGTCTGAATAAATGTCATTAGGAAATACACCTCCTTCACTACCTTTAGTTACATCATGCCCAGGTGCGCCACCATCAGGGCCTGGTGGTCTATGTGAGCCGCCATAATTTACATCCATTGTCAAGCCAACTGGTGTTGCACCTATACGCTTAACTATACTTTCCACTTCAGCTTTCTTTTCAGGTGAAATGTTTTTGATTTTGTTAATACCGTAAGCCGATCCTAACAATATAGCTACTAAGTCAGCAGGGTTCTGTAAGGCAAAATCTCTCATTGCGCCTTCAGTTGCAAAGAATGTTTTAGCATCATTGTATACTTGAGCTGCCAGTTCTCTGTCTGCCATACCATCATAACCTACCATTTTGTCTGTTATGTCTAAACCTTTTCCAAGTAAACTGTCATCAGGTATAGTATTTCTTATGGCACCTGAAGTAAGATCAAGAAATTTATCTGCCGATTTAACTGGATTCATAACAATATCTATTAAACCTGTGCCTATCTCTGCTAAGTTAGCAGGCAAGTTTTTACGAAACACCTCAGTATCTTCACCCATATTCTGAATGTCAGTTGTGAGATCGTAAACGCTAGTTCTTTCTTTATGTTGTGGAGTTGCTATTTTTTCTGCGTTATATAAACCCATGTCAGCGCCAAATTGGAATGGTTTATCAACCAAAAGGCTTGTTACTTTCTCTTGCCTAGATTCTTCTGTACCTAAAAGACCAGTTACAGGAGAACGTGCAACACTCCACATATCCCATAGAAAACTCATACAACTCCTTTGATGTTTCTTCTAAGTGGCTTATCCCATGCTTCATTGTAAGGTTGATACCCTACAGCGAGGTAACGAAAACTGTCTGCCCCATGTGATGCCCAATTGTGATCAGGTCGCATCCTCCATGTTGCGCCTGAATCATCCCACTTTTTGCTATAGTTTAACAGACAGTCTATACCTTTCTCACACTTTTCTTCATCAAAGAAACATCTATCTAACATCTCTCTTACTTTTTGTATGCCATCCTCAATCAATAACTGTGGACAAATCTCTGTTTTGTCAGCGTGAATACCCATGCCTTGTAATGTTTCCAGTCTACTCTTTCCACTTCCTAGTTCTCTCACCCTGATGTCATGGGGAAAAATGTATTGATCATAGATATAGCCTTTATCTTGTAACACCTTCACATAATGCTCTAAACCAACACCTGATGCTTCATAGTAGTCTATTAGATGTACTTCAGTTCCTATGAATTGTGAAAACCATATCGCAGTTGAATCGCCCACTCCTAGATCAAAACTGACCACAACACCTTTACCACGATCATATCTAACTTTAGTTATGCGATCTTCATCTGCTGCTCTCCTCATCTCAGACTGATAGTAAGCACCTTCACTATACACTAAGAAGTCACCTTCCCATATATGCCTATACATATCAGGTCTTTTCTCTTGATCTTCTAACCTAGTTTGCTCCAATACGTCAGGAAAAAATGGGTTATCATAGTAATTTAAAACACATAATTTAGCCCCTTTCGGTGGATTGGCTCTGAATCTTTCGTGTGTTGCGCTGTATTTTGATTCAGGGTTGTATGTGATCCATATTTCACTATCTACTTCACGAACTGATGGTATTAACAGGTTCCATGCCTTGCCTGACACTTGCTCTGCTTCGTCAACCCAAGCCAGTAGTATTCTAGCTTTAGATTTGATTGACTCTAATGATCTACGCAATCCAGCGAATGTATAAGTAATATTACCATCTTTCGATCTTATGTATTTTTCGCCGCATTCGTAATATTCATCAAGCCAAGGAATAGATTTAATAGCTGACTTAATTTCTTCCAATGATGAGTCACTCAAGCTGTTCATAAATTCACGACCACACAGTATCTGCCCTTTAACTGGTGGTACTGAGTTGCCCCATTGGTAGCCTTTAACTGCTGTCATCAATGCGAAACTCCTGGTTTTCCCCGATCCTCTGCCACCTAGTGAAATGCGATAGCGTGCTTCACCTTCAAAAATTGGAACTAATTTAGGTGGCAACTCAATCTGTGCTTTTGTAACCTTACTCACTTCTTACCCCAAACACTTGCTGTCAAAATAGACAGGAATGTCAGGTGAAACAATCCTCCTCCCATAAGTGTGAACGGATTATGCTGTCCTGTGAGCTTCTTCATTAATTCCATTTGGACTAAGACTTCGGGTGTGCTGTTGATTATCTCTATGAATGCTGAAATGTCGGGGCGATTGAGTCCATACCAAACTGGCACAAACAGAAAATCGTAGAAACAAATCAGTAAATAAAGACTGAGTGCTGTCCATCTCCATCTCATCATACTGCGTTCTAACTCTGTCATTTAGATACATGGTGGTTCACACATCAAGGCATCAACACCAATGAACAAAACAATAATGAACGCTAGGAGTCCGACTGCTATTACTATCTTTACTGTATTACTCATTGTTTGGCTACCAATTCAATAACCGTTGGTTTCATACTCTCATCCGAACTGGTATGATCTATGCTTGTCTTTTCTCCATACTTCTGCGGCACCAACTTACTTGCCACCCACTTCCTGGCATCTATCTTTAATCGTGCTAACTGGAATGTATTATTATCAGCCTCATCTGCAATAGATAGTATTTGATCTGCATGGAACTCACTTGAAATACTCTTCGCGCGTGTGTATCTATCGGATAACCCATCGATCTTATACATCCAACGATACCAGGTGTCAGCATTTGGAGTCCAATCTTCCTCTCTACATAAACTAATTACGCTGCGCCCTGATGCTATTTCCTCTAACATCCGATCCTCAAGTTTCTTAGAATATATTGTTGGTCTAGCCATTAGCTTATTAACTCCCTCCATCCATCAGGCAAATTAAGTTTAATCCCCAAATCATTCTCTACCCATGTAATGACTTCATCTAAATAAATACCCATCTCTTTAGTATTCAAACTTGTAGTAGATTTTAGCACCACTACTGGCTTCTTTGCAACTTCCTCAACTCTGACCTCAAGAAATTCTTTACGACAATGGTCATGGATAGCATCTTTTGTGTTCGCTGTCTCTACCCTCACTTGCTCAATGATATGCCAATAAAGATTGTTCTGCTGTCCTGTCCTAGTCATTTTGTTAGGCTTAATACTTATGATCGCTTCATCTCCACTAACATTCATAAAAAAAGTTCGAGTCATATCCTCTATGATCTCAGCTTTAGGTTTATCCCTTC